CGCCGCCGGAGCCGTCTTATTGCTCGCCGCGCGGAGGAAAGCGTCTCGGAGCATATTCACGAGCGGGGAGGCCGTCGTCGGAGTCGCCGGAGCATCCGCTTTCGGATTGTCCATATCCGCCCGCTCGACGAAGCCGCATAAAATCGCCGCCGAGACTACCTCGCCAACGAAGCCGCCGACCTCGCTCTCGGCGAGCGTCTGCGTCCTCGTGCGGACTTTGAAAGCGCCGGTCTTGAAATCAAAGACGACATACGCCCGCTTTCCCTCCGGCGGCGCGATTTTGACCGCCGCCGCGTCCGCGATAACTTCCTCCGGGCTCGGTACGGTATAACCGGCCTTTTTCAGAGTGTCCAGTTGTGCCGCGTCGAGGGCGAACGCCTCGCCGCCGAGTTTCTTTGAATAGAGCTTTTTCATTTGTGCGACCTCCTTAATCATTCGACTCGCTGATAACGGCGATTTTTGCAAGGGCGGACGTTTGCGCCCATTCCTCGGCGAGAATACGGGAACTCCGCTCGAACTCCTGCGAGAGTGCGGCGAAAGCGTCCTCGTTCCTGTCCTTGACCGCGCTCCACATTTCCTTGTGGACTTTCTCAATGTCGGTGTGCATCTGCTTTGTGCGCTCGATGCACTCTTTCAGCTCCGCCCACGCCTCACGGTCAGAGGCAAAGCCGCGCCCGCGTTCCTCCATCGTGCCGGAGACGGCCTCCGCGACGGCGGCTTGTAGGTTTGCCATAAGCCGGACTCTCGAACTCGTTTCGCTCATTGTTTCATTCCTCCGTTTTTCTTTAATTTGGGACACCATGCCGGGATATACGGGTCAAAGCGTTTCACGCCAACGACGCGCCCCTTGCATCTGCCGGGAGCAAAGCACCGATAGGAGATAATGTCTTTCGCCCACGGTTCCGTAACAACGTGCTCGCACCCCTCGCAAGTATGGGAAAAATCGGCGTTCATTTCTCTGCCTCCGCCGCCGGGAGGCCGAGCCACCATAGCGGGCTATCCCGCTCCGGGCGGCGGCAGTCGTCGCAATCCGCCGCCGAGCACGAGGAGCAATAAAGCCGGTGAAAAGCACCGTCCCACGGCGTTTCAATCGCCGGGATAGAGCCGAGGAACGCCGCCAGCGTCTCCGGGCTTGCCGTGATACTCTGGTAGTTGTTCATGCTCACGCCTCCAAATCCCGAAGTATTTTGCGGAGGTCTGCGTCGAGCTCTCTCCAAAACTGCGCGTTGTCGGCGGCGTGGATATATTTCGGGGAGCCGTCCTCTTTCTTTTCCTCTGCGAGCTTCTCCCATGCCTCCGCCTCACCCTCGCGGGTCTTGGTCGTCATAAGGATATAAAGGGAGAGTTTGGAGCACTGTTCCGCCGTTAGTGTCTTTCTGTTCATGGTATGAGTAACCTCCTTTTTTACTGTGCCGCTTTCCGACGGCCTCTATTTCGGTACGACCGATTTACTCGAGCCTCCGCTACCGCCGCGCTATACCCTTGACGAAAGCGGGAGTCCGTTTCCCCGGTCTTGCCTCGCTCGAGCTCGCGGTATATGGTCGCTTGGCACTTGCCGACACGCTCGGCAATCTCGCCCGGCTTTGCGCCCTTTGCGTACATTTCCTCGATAATCCGCCGCTCCTCGAGCTTTAAGCACTCGTATTTCATAGCCTCGCCTCCGTTTCTGCGTAAAAAAATAAGTGCGTCGGAGCTTATCAGCTCTTTCGCACATAATAATAAACTGCACGTTCTATGAAAATTCTCGTATTTTATGTTGACAAACAGTACTTCAATATGGTAATATTATTCTTGCGTTTGAGAGTTAGACGTGAACTCATTATCCGGAGAGATGGCCGAGCGGTTGAAGGCACCGGTCTTGAAAACCGGCGATGTGAAAGCATCCGTGGGTTCGAATCCCACTCTCTCCGCCAACTGAATTTTTCCATCGACCTGCGGAAGTACCCAAGAGGCCGAAGGGGCTCCCCTGCTAAGGGAGTAGGGCGTGTAAAAAGCGCCGCGGAGGTTCAAATCCTCTCTTCCGCGCCAAGTAAAAACCTTGAAGCCATAACGGTTTCAAGGTTTTTCTTGTTTTTGGTAAAAACATTTTTGCTTCGGTTTGGAATAGTTCCTTCCGTGGGCTACATTGTGGGCGACATAGTAGTTTACTTCACCGATTTTGTTCTACAGTTGACGCTATTGTTTATAATTTTATCCTGGGCAGAAGATAGCAGCTCGTCCCACGAAATAGACTCTGTAGAATATCGGTAATGGTTACTGCATGTCCAAAACACTTTAGCCTTTGGTTGACCTCTTGCATAAAACGCTTTTGATTTTCCGGCGAGAGGCGGCTAAAGTCCTTTTGGAGTTCCAATCCTGATTTAGAAAGTTTTGCCATAAATTTCTCATATTGTCCTTGATCTGCAGTCATGTGACACCTCCGTATTTCTTTAGTGTGTTCTGCGCTCCCATAAAATCATAGCACGCCTTCTATGGACTGGAAAGGCAGTATCGAATTTACAAACAAGTTCTGAACGAAAAGACAGCATTTCTTCTCGACGATTTTCCATTTTTCTGTTACATTACGGTTATCAAAACTTACGGAGAAAGACTATGACGAAAATCTTATTTATCTGCTTGGGCAATATCTGCCGCAGCCCGATGGCGGAATTTGTGATGAAGGACCTGGTCGAAAAGGCAGGACTTGCCGACAAATTTCAGATCGACTCCGCGGCGACGTGCCGTGATGAGATCGGCAATCCCGTCTATCCGCCCGCGCGGCGCAAGCTCGCCGAGCACGGCATTTCCTGCGAGGGACACGCTGCGCGCCAGCTCACGGCGCAGGACTACGAGGAGTACGATCTGCTCATCGGCATGGAGGGCGCGAACCTCAAAAACATGCAGCGTATCTGCGGCGGTGATCCGACGGGGAAGATGCACCGGCTGCTCGACTACACCGACCGCCCGGGCGACGTCGCCGACCCGTGGTATACAGGCGATTTTGAAGCGACGTGGCGGGATGTCTCAGAGGGCTGCAAGTGCCTTTTGGCAGAGATCGAAAAAAGCGGGATTTGATGGCATTTCAAGACGGGAGGCAGACGGTGAGCGAGATCAAGATTCATATTTTCCACATCGGCAAGGTGTGCGTCGCGCCGGAGCTGCCGTTCGGCGGCGAGCATTACAGCGCGCTCAAGGCGTCTGGCGTGCTGGATAGAAAGTCGAAACGGCTCTGGCTGCCGGTTTCGGCCTATCTCATCGAGTGCGCGCACGGGAACGTTCTGTTCGACTGCGGCTGACACCGCGATATGAGCCCGCACGGCGTCTTTGAGCGCAGGGCGCAGATCCGCTCGCTCGGCTCGCTGCCGCTGTATTTTACGAATCAGGTTGTTGTCGAAAGCAGTGCGGCCATCGACGAGCAGTTCGCGGCGCGGGGCGTCGCGCCTGTCGATTGGGACGCGGTGCTGCTCTCGCATCTTGACTGCGACCACGCGAACGGCCTCAAGCTGGTCGCGGACGCGAAGAAAATTCTCGTTTTGAAGGACGAACTGCGCTTCGCGGAGAACGGCTCACCCGTCAACCGCATCAGCTACAATGCGGACTGGTGGCGCGGCACGAAGATGCAGACCTTCGACTGGAATGGCCTTATGGGCCCCGCAGGCCGGTCTTACGATGTGTTCGGCGACGGGATGCTCGTGATGGTCAACATTCCGGGCCATTCCAAGGGCCTGTGCGCGCTCAGGATCACGGGGGAGGACGGGAGGTTGCGCCGACGGCGGCTACGCGAAAAAATCGTGGAAGCAGATGCTGCTCTCCGGCATCGCCGACGACCGCGCGGCGCAGAAAAAGTCGCTCGCGTGGATCAGGGCACAGAGTCGGGAGCGGAACTGCGTTGCGTGCATCGCCAACCACGATTCCGATGTCAAACCGGGCGCGATTACATTATAAAAGAGTGAACAGGCAGCGCCAGCGGCGCTGCCTGTTACTCATTTCAGGGCTTAATAATTTCTACCGTGGATGTTCGGAATTTGTTAAGAATTTTCACAGTGGAATCACAAGGTTTGCATGATATAACTTTTCCCACAGGCGGGAAAGAAACCAAAATGGGCCGGAGCTTCCGGCAATGGAGGAACATATTATGCAGACTGTCATCACGATCAACGCCGTCATCATGGCGCTATTTTTCGTATGCTATTCCTATCAATTCTTCTATGTGGCGGTGGCGCTGCTGAAGCGGAAAAAATTCACCTGCCGCAATGAAAACCACCGCATTGCCGTCCTCATCGCCGCGCGCAACGAGGAAAACGTCATCGGCCAGCTGCTCGACAGCATCCACGCGCAGAAGAACTATCCGATGGACCACGTGGACATCTACGTCGGCGCGGACAACTGCACGGATGACACGGCCCGCGTGGCGCGCGAGCGCGGCGCGATCGTCTTTGAGCGCCACGATACGGTGCATGTCGGCAAGGGCTATGTGCTCAATGAAATGCTCAAGCGCATCAAGCGCCCGGGCCGCAAGCACTACGATGCCTATCTCGTGCTGGACGCCGACAATATCCTCGACCCGAACTTCATCTCCGAGATCGAGAAGGTCTACTCCAGCGGCTATGAGATCGTGACGTGCTACCGCAACTCCAAAAACTACGGCGACAACTGGATCTCCGCGGGCTATGCGCTGTGGTTCCTGCGCGAGGCGCAGTATCTCAATAACGCGCGCATGCGCCTTGGAAGCAGCTGCGCCGTGTCCGGCACAGGCTTTCTGTTTTCCGACGGTGTGCTGGAAGCGTGCGGCGGCTGGAATTTCTTCCTGCTGACCGAGGACATCGAGTTTACCATTGACAACGTCGTGCGCGGGGAAAAGGTCGGCTACGCGGCGGGCGCGGTGCTCTATGACGAGCAGCCCACGAGCTTTGCCCAGTCCTGGCGCCAGCGCATGCGCTGGTCGAAGGGCTACCTGCAGGTGTTCCGCAAGTACGCCTCCGAGCTCTTCTCCGGCATTGCGCGCGGCAGCTTTTCCTGCTATGACATGACGATGAACATCATGCCCGCGGCGGTGCTCACGGGTGTGAGCGTGGTCGTGAACATCGGTGCGGCGATCGCGAACGCGACGTCAGGCGGTTCGATGGCGGTGCTGGCGGTCTCCGTGCTGCAAACGCTGATGAGCCTGTACTTAACGCTCTTTGTGCTCGGCGCGATCACGACCGTGACGGAGTGGAAGAATATCCGCTGCGCGGCGTGGAAAAAGGTGCTCTACGCCTTCACGTTCCCGCTCTTCATGCTCACCTACGTGCCGATCTGCATTGCGTCGCTCTTTACGAAGGTCGAGTGGAAGCCGATCTGCCACACCAGAGTGATGACGCTTGAGCAGATCGAAGAGCCCGGCCTGCGCGCATCGTAAAAAGCGATTTTCCATAAAAGGGGAGAGGGTGAAAACCCTCTCCTCGTTTTTATTATTACCGCTTGTCGCCGGGCTTAAAAATGAGCGCCATCAGCACAGCAAAGACGACCGCTGCGGCGATGCCGCCCGCCGTGGCGCTGAGGCCGCCGGTCATCACGCCGAGCCACCCCTGCTCTTGAACGGCTTTTTCCACGCCCTTGGCGAGCGAGTAGCCAAAGCCGAGCAGCGGCACGGTCGCGCCCGCGCCGCCCCATTTGACGATGGGCTCGTAGACGCCGATGGCCGTCAGTAAAACGCCGCAGACGACATAGCCCGTCAGGATACGCGCGGGCGTGAGGGGTGTTTTGTCGATGAGGATCTGTCCGATGGCGCAGAGGATGCCGCCGCAGAGAAAGGCGTTCAGATAATCCACCGCTTATCCCTCCTTGTGATTCGAGAATACGACCGCGTGGCAGATGCCGGGGATGCTCTCGCCCTGAAATGTCGTCGTGGGGGAGAGCAGCGCGCCCGTCGGCGCGAAGATGATGCGGTTCCATTTGCCCTCGCGCATCCCGCGCAGCAGATACCCGCACAAAACGCTTGCCGAGCAGCCGCAACCGCTGCCGCCGCAGTGCATGTCCTGCGATTCGATGTCGTAGAGCAGAAGCCCGCAGTCGGTGTAGCGCTCACCGAGAGGGAGCCCATCGCGCGCGAAAAAGTCCGAGACGATCTGATGCCCGAGCCTGCCGAGGTCGCCCGTCACGATGAGGTCATAGTCTTCGGGTTTTGTCCTCGTGTCGCGAAAGAGCGCGCACAGCGTGTCATAGGCGGCGGGGGATGATGTTCCAATAGACCCATAAATATCAGCCAGCAGCACTGGCAAGGCCCTGTTCATCAATCAAATCAAGGAGTCGCTGATATTCGTCCTGGTATTTGAATTGTATTGTTATAGTGCCGCCTTCGTGAACGTAGATCATTTCAATCAGTTCTACAATTACCTCACGAGTTAGAACTTGAATATTGCGATAACGAAGGAAACTGGAAATAAACTTGTTCTCTGAAACGGGGGCGGATTGGTACTTGCTGATCTCTTCTTTGATGTTGGCAATTGCAATTTCGATTTGCTCTAGCTGCTCACCAATCTTGGCTTTTAGTGAAAGATACTCGTCCTTGGACAGTATCCCTGCTTTCCAATCGGGGTAAAGGTCGATTCGACAGCGGGAAACCTTCTCGTATTCCTCTTCTTTTAATTGAAGCATCTTTTCAAGGCGAGAAGACTTCGCAGCTCGTACATTTTGACTTTTCAGGTCATTCACAAGCTGATCCATTGAAACCGCGAGATCTATTTGAGACTGGATGGTAGCAAGAACGGCGTCATAAAGCTGTTTTTCCCGAATGGTATGCTTGGTGCATAAATTGCGCCCCGCTTTACGGAAAGTCTGACAAACATAGTAGTGGTACTTTCCATACGACTGTGCTACACTCTTTTTCCCCATTGCTCTCAAGCAATCCGCACAGCGGATATACCCTGCAAATATGCTGACATGATTGATACCGGGTGAAGTCCGTGTGTCTCGCATTAAAAGCTGTTGTACCGTTTCAAATTTTTCGCGGTCAATGATAGCTTCATGCATGTTCGGAACAATCACCCAGTTTTCCTCGGGAACAGCAACGCTAACCTGCACCTTATAGCTTTTGGTTCGGTTTTTATTCTGAACCATATCTCCAACATAAAGTCTGTTTTTCAAAACTCGCTTTACTGAGGAATCAGGCCATGCGCTGTCCAACTGTCCGGCAGGATGCTTATAATTTAGGCCGCATTGGCGTTTATAGGCGCTGGGATTAGGGATTCCCATATGGTTTAGCCTTTTTGCAATGCCAATGATGCTCATTCCCTGCAAGAACCAGTCAAAGATGTTTTTGACGACTTCAGCAGCAACAGGGTCAACGATAAGATGATGGTGGTCATCAGGATCTTTCATATAGCCATATGATGCAAAAGAACCAATGAACTCTCCTTTGCTGCGTTTACGATCCAGCGATGAACGAACTTTGTTTGAAATATCACGACAGTATTCGTCATTCATCACATTTTTGAAGGAAACCAGCGCGTTGTTAATGGAGGCAGGATCTTTTATACTATCGATTCGGTCATTGACGGATATAAAGCGAATGTTCAGCATAGGAAAAATCATCTCAAGATACTGACCCACTAAAATATAGTTTCGGCCTAACCGGGATAAATCTTTGACAATGACACAGTTGATTTTTCCCTTTTTGATGTCTTCCATCAGACGCATGAAATCCGGACGATCAAAATTAGTTCCGCTCCAACCATCATCAGAGTAGCGATCAATAAAGGTGATATCATCGTTATGGGCAATATAATCATCAATGATGTCAAATTGCGTCCCGATGCTATCGCTTTCCTCTTTATCACCGTCCTCTCTTGAAATACGTGCGTAATCCGCAGCTTTCCACTGTTTTGCATCAGGCAAAACTCCCTGGCGTTTCCGCAAATATTCATCATATCGGTTTCTGTATGCCATATAAACCTCCTACTATAAGGCCGTATGATATGGCTATACTACACGCACTAATTATATCATACGAAACAGCAAAATCAATTCTCCGAAATGAGCAAGTTATGGATACGGCGCTGTAAAGTATCCCCTGTATTTCCTGAATAAGTCACATGAACGCCAATACTACCGACACGGAATAGATACGGATTTTTGACAGCATCTACAAATGCTTTCATCTTATCGCCATCGGATTCTGACCGTACATGAATCTCTGTAATATCAACCAAAGTGTTCTTATTGAAAGCAGGAGACGAGAGGTAGTGTAAAGCAGATTCTTTCAGGTTATTATTCAAGTGCAGACCTCCTTTGTAAAAAATGATGTAAAAATTTTAACCATAAGCTGGAATTTGTATTCACTCGAAACTATATCCGGGCCATTTCCTGCGCCCTCGCTTCAGGCCGCGTATTTGCAGGCTGCCGCTGTGCGGCACTTCCCCGGCAGGTACGCAAACGCATACTGTCAGCCGATCCTGTATAACTTCCGGACGAATCTATGCAGCCCTCCTTATCTCTGAGGGCGATTTCAAGGTGCGGAGCGGATGGTTTTTACCATTCATAAAATAAATACAAGACGCTGTCAGTATTTTTTGCATACACCTCAAAAAATCTAAATATAGTATTTGCGTATTGACTTATACAATATATTGTGCTACACTTTGCCTGTAAATGAGTTTGCACAATTTCCCCTACTTGGGGCATGGGTCGATTGGCCTGTGTGTGGAGCGATCCACCTGTGCACGTTGTCAGGTTTGTACGTTTATGTCAGTAGTATTGCTGCGCCATGAGAGGCCGGCTGCTGCTGGCTTTTTATTTTACGGGGTAGTAACACCCCAATGCCGCGGGAATGACGAGTGTTTGCTGTCAGGCAAACACACTGGATTTTACCAGAATCGTTGTTCCCGCTTTTTTGCGCCCAAATGCCGTAAGGCTTTGAGGATATATCATCAAGAAAGGTGGAAACAAGAAATGAAATTCAGACGAAAATGGAAACTCGGAGGGCATCCCAGACGTTCCTCCCGACCGTACCACAGGTACAGAAAAAAGCGGCTTTTGAATAAGCCGTGCATCGGATATGAAGCCGAGGAGGAATGTATCTATGGAAAACGCAGCGTGTTACGCTCCGCAAATTCTTGTCAGCACAGAAGGTCTGCCGCGTGAACAATGGCTGGAATACCGGCGCAAG